AGTACCTCGTCGAGCAAATGGGGACACACTACGAAGCGCGCATGTACGCGCGCGTACGCAAGCGCCACGAGCCATATCGACGCGTCGGCGGAGTCAATAAGGGGGGAGTGTTCAGAGCCGTAAACACGGGATCGTCGGGCCCTGATTTTGAGATTTGGTTAGCCGACGGTCGCGCGGGGTTGATGGAAGTCAAATCGCGCAAAGCGGGGCGCGTCGTATTATCGAGCGTCGGCGAAGCTCAAGCCCTCGACTTAACGCGTATGTCGTACTGGGGACACCTCGCGCTCGTGCTTGTGCGTTTGGTCGATGAGTGGTATCTAGTCGATTATCGTGCGTGGACTCATGTGAAAAAAAGATCACTGAACGCGCACGATCTCGAGGTTCAGGGGGCGCGCGTACCGCTATCGGCGCACGGTCTGCCCGATTATCTGAGCGTCGTCGATACCGCTATCACTAACGCCGACGCGTATCTCGCGCGTCTCGACCAGGAGACCCATGATTCAGACTAAAGACCCACAACGAGCGGCGCTCGCCGAGTTCAATTTTAAGCAGAAGTACGCGCGCTATGATTCCGTATCTCGACGCCGCGAGACGTGGCACGAGGCGACCGCGCGCGTGATGCGGATGCACCGCGCACACTTAGGAGAGCGCGCCGACGCGCTCGGCGTTGAGCTCGCAGAGATCGAGCGGCTAATCAACGAGCGACGCATCCTCGGCTCACAAAGATCCCTCCAGTTTGGCGGCGACGCGGTACTCGCAAAACACGCGCGCTCTTATAATTGCACGACGTGCTACGTCGACGCGCCTGAACGCTTCGCGCAAGCACTCTACTTACTCTTGTGCGGCGCGGGCGTGGGTTATAGTGTGCAAGACCATCACGTCGCGCTACTCCCACCCGTCGCGACGGTCGCCGAGCTCAGCGCGCGCGAACAGCGACACCACATCATCGACGACACGATCGAGGGATGGGCCGACGCTTTCCGCGCTCTCACAGGCGCGTACATGGGCGACGCGGCGCTCCCCTCTTTTGATTTTTCACGCATTCGCGAAAAAGGTGCGCCGATCTCGTCATGTGGTGGTCGCGCTCCTGGTGCGTATCCTCTTCGCGTCGCGCTTGGTCGCGCTGAGTCTCTCTTAATTTCACGCGCGGGGGAGTCGCTCCGACCCGTCGACGCGAGCGACTTGATGTGTATCCTCGCGGACTGTGTACTCGCGGGCGGTGTGCGACGCTCTGCGCTGCTCTGTATGTTCTCGCCCGACGACGACGACATGTTAAAATACAAGAGCGCCGATCAATGGTGGGTCGCTCACCCGTATCGCGCTCGCGCGAATGTCTCTGCGGTCGTGCGCCGCGACGATCCCGAAGCCGAGACGCATTTCGCGCGAGTGTTTGAGCAAACCCGCGCCTATGGAGAGCCCGCGACGATATGGGTTGATAGCCTCGAGGTCGCGTATAATCCATGTGTCGAGATCGGAATGTGTCCGACGCTGATACGCGACCCCGAGGGGGAGATCGTCGAGAACTATACGCGAGCTATGCTCGATCACACGCAACGCGACGCGTATCTCGCGCGCGGCTACACATACGAGACCGCGTTCCAGTTCTGCAATCTTTGTGAGATTAACGCGAGCGCGTGGGTGTCAGTCCGTGACGCCGAGGAGTCGGTGCGGTTCGCTACGATTCTAGGATGCATTCAAGCGAGCTACACGGGCACAGATGACGATTACCTGAGCGACACCGCGACCCGCGCGATCCTCGAGCGCGAGTCGCTCCTCGGCGTCTCGCTGACTGGGTTAAGCTCTGCGCCGAAGTGGGCGCGTGAGTCGTCGATGCTCGAGCACCTCAGCTCTATCGCGACGCGTACCGCGGCTCAGATGTGGGCCCGCTGCGGGTTGAAGGCGATGCCCGCGCGCGTGACGTGCGTGAAGCCGAGCGGCAACGCGGCGGTCAATCTAGGGTGCTCGAGCGGCATACACCCCGACCACGCTCGAGAATACATACGCCGTATTCAAGTCCCCGCCGACTCGCCGATCGTGCAAGCGTTCGCGGCGGCTAATCCTCACGCGGTCGAGCCGAGCGTGTGGAGCTCATCGGGGGATCTATGTCTCGCTTTCGCGATCACCGCTCCCGACGCGCTCGTCCGCGACGACCTCGACGCGCCCGCCTTTTTAGACCTCGTGCGCCGCGTCCAGAGTGCTTGGGTGAAGGGTGGCACGTTACGCCCCGAGAGCGTCGAGGGGCTCACGCATAACGTATCTAATACATGTACAGTGAGGGCGCACGAATGGGACGAGGTCGCGGAGACGCTCCTCGAGGGACGCGCGGATTTTGGGGGCGTGTCTTGTCTCGCGGCGAGCGGCGACTATGATTACCCTCAAGCGCCGTTTCAGGCGATCTCGTGGCCACACGATATAGCCGACGACGACCCGCACCGCGCCGCGCGCCTCGCCGCTTATCGTTATTTTTGCCAGTTGCAAAAGGAGCTCGTCGTGCTCGACTACGAGCGGATCATCGAAGACGAGGACAACACGACGCTTATGCTTGAGGGTGCATGTGGTGGGGGTCAGTGCGAGGTTCGTTGAGTTCGCGCCCACCTCGCGACGTCGAGGGCGCTGCGTAAGTGCGCGACTCTCCGCACGACGCGCCGCGCGTACTTTCTCGCGCGTGGCCCCGCTCCCGCGTAGGCAGTGAGCGCGCGGAGCTCGTCGCCTTTCTCGCGCCTCAAAAAGTAGGCAATCGCGCGCAGACCCGCGTCGATCTCGTTGCATGCGCCGACTTGTGGGCACCAGTACAGCGGTAACACTTGCATCGGCCCGACGGCTCCGTGACTCGACTTTAGGTCTCGTTGAAGTCGCGTCTCCTCAGATGCTATCGCGACCGCGACCACGGGATCGACCCCGAACGGGATCGCGCGAATCGTGATCTCTTCGCAGATCTCGACGGCGTTTTTTGCGGCGCGCTCGTAGCGGGGGAGCGGTTGATAGATGAGCAAGGCGGCTATGATACAGAGCATTTCATGACTCCTGTGATATAGTGAGAGGAAACAACACGCACACATAACACGAGGGGCGCGCGATGTCTCGACCTATCTTACCCGCGAGCGATGTCGAGCGACGCGCGCTCGCACAAGTCTCGCCCGTCTTTTTTGATTCGTATTATTGCGGGATGCGTTACGCAGCCCACCGCGCGGCGTGGTTCGATCAGTTAGATCGGACATGGGACGCGGCGGAAAAACAAGGCGACAAGGGTCGTCAACTCGTGCTCGCCCCGCGTGATCACGGTAAGACTGAGGCCGCGATCACATACGCAGTGCGCGCGATTTGCCTCAATCGCGACGTGCGTATACTTTGGATATGCGAGAGCGCGAACCAAGCCGAGAAGCGTATGCGCCGAGTCAAAGCGCTCTTACGCTCGCCGAAGATCGTCGCGGACTGGGCGAGTGATCCCGCTCGCGGGTGTACAGCGTTTGAGGACGAGTCGACGCCCTGGACGCAGACGCAAGTATACGTCCCGCGAAAACTCGAGAGCGTCGACCCGACGATCACGTCGATCGGGTCGGGCGGCGCGGTGACGGGCGCTCACTTTGACTTGATTCTCGCGGACGACCTCGAGAGCGACATGACATGTCACACAGCAGCACAGCGCGCGAAAACTAAAAGGTGGTTTCGGGCGACGGTGCTCCCGATGTTGTCTCGCGGTGGACTGATCGCCGCGATCGGGACGCGTAAACATTACGACGACCTGTACGGCGACATGATTAACGATCCGAGTTGGGCGTTGATCGAAGACCCCGCTATCGTGCAAATGCCTACGGCGTACGCGTACGAGACAGAGACGCGCGACGGGAGGGAAGTGATATGTGGTGTGAGCATCGAGGGAGAGTCGCGCGTACTGTGGCCCGAGGAGCGCCCCATCGAGTATCTCTTACGCGAGCGGCGATCAATGGGCGCGCAACTCTTCGCGCGCGAGTTTCAACACAGGGTACAAGACGACAGCGCGTCGGCGTTTAAATACGACTGGCTCAGCGACGCGAAAGCGCGCGGGAGTGAGCTCTCGATGTATGAGATCCCACGAGTCGAGCGGCTCGAGATAGTACAAGGTTGGGACTTTAGTCTCGTACAGAGCGTACGCGACGCGGAGGCGCGAGACACCGACTATACGGTCGGTACGACGTGGGGCCGAGATCTTGATACGGGCGACCATTATTTACTCGGCATGTTCAGAAAGCGCGGACTCTCCCCCGCGCAACTGCGTACCGCGGTCATCGAAGAGTTTAATCGGTTTCGGGGGCGCGTCTCTGCGATCGCCGTCGAGCGTAACGCGTTCGGCGAGATGCATTACGTCGGGATCAAACAATCGACCGACCTCCCGATCGTGCCGCACCTGACGACGGGCGCAAAGAAAGCCGACCCCTGGAGCGGCGTCGCGTCGCTGAGTGTGCTTTTTGAAAATGGAAAGGTCATACTCCCCTCGGCTACAGAGCGCGACCGCCGCGCGATTGAGCCGTTGATCTCGGAGCTTTGGGGGCTCGGTCGCGAGAAGCATGACGACACCGTCCTCTCGCTCTGGATCGCTCACAGTGTACTTAGGCGCGATCGTTTCTCTCACTCGTATGTAGACTCGCGCGGTGCTGTGTACGATGAGCGCGGCGACGTCACCAACGCGGACGAGGTCGACGACGGTCTCGCGGCGTGGTGGGGGGAGGCGCTTAACGGTGGCTATACTACGCACTGACTTTGACTTTTTTGATATACTCGCGGAAAGGAGACTCTCAACATGAGCACATACAAAACGGTATCAATAGCGCGTACGGGTGACGGCGCGGTCGTCTTCGACTCGAGCATAACAAAGTGGCGGATGGATTCCTATCCCGCGAACGCCCAAGTATCGATTCAAAACTTACCAGTCGGCGCGACGTTTAACGTTGACATCAGACCCGCGGGACACGTCGAGTTTAAGCGTCACATCACGGACGCGACACCCGACGATTTAGTCATGCTCTCGGGTAAAGAAGCGCCGCTATTTAGCGCGGTTAGGCTCACAGCGAGCAACACGAGCGGCGCGGAGATCACTGCATACATCACACTTTGGGAGCGAGGTATTTAATGAGCGTAATATATACACAGGGCGGCGGCGCGGCGAGCGTACCCGACGCGACGACAACGACTAGCGGTAAAGTAAGACTCGCAACGATCGCGGAGGCGGGCGGCACGAGTGAGGCGATCGCGGTCACACCCGCGGGGCTCCAAGCTGAGATATCATCGCTCGCGAGCGGGATCATTTATCGCGGGACGATTGACGTCGCCGACTTTGCGACGACGCTCGCGTCTGCTTCCCTCGGTGACTATTACAAGATCGCTACGGGAGGCACGAGCGGCGGCGTCGTGTACTCCGTCGGCGACGCGATCATCGTAAACGCGGACATGGAGGGGACGTTCTCCGCGGCGAAACTCGATCGACTGGACAACGTCGACCCGAGCACAAGCGACGAGCTCATCGGAAACCACAGCGCCGCGAACTACACCGCGACAAACACGGACACGCTCACGACGCACTTGAGCGGGCTCGACGCTGAGCTCGCTACGTTTGCGACGAGCGCGTCTCTCGCAACGGTCGCGACGAGTGGAGCGTACTCAGATCTCTCGGGTAAGCCGAGCGGGGACGACCTCACAGCCGACCACAGCGCGACGAACTACACACCCGCGAACGCGAATATCGACGGACACTTGAGCGGGATCGACGCTGAGCTCGCCACGTTTGCGCCGATCGCGAGTCCCGCGTTTACGGGGGCGCCGACGGCGGACACCGCGACAGCGGGTACGAGCACGACGCAACTCGCGACGACCGCATTCGTCTCCGCTGCTGTAGTCGCGGCGGGTGGCTTATCGAATCTCGTCGAGGACACAACGCCGCAGCTCGGCGGCGCGCTAGACGTAAACGGCCAAACGATCACGAGCGCGGGCGACGGGGACGTCGTGATCAACCCCAACGGAACGGGAGAGATCAGCATCGGCGCGGATCTCGTACCCGACGCCGACGCGACGCACACCATCGGCGCGGAGAGCGCGCGCTATATCTCGACGTACTCCGACCTCAACGGAGCGATTCGATTCAAGGCGAAAAACGACGAGGGGTCGGCGATTAACAAGGGCGACGTCGTATACATCGACAGCGTGAGCGGCGACGTCCCGACCGTCAAACTCGCACAAGCAAACAGCGCCGCGACGATGCCCGCGTTTGGCGTCGCGTTCGCGTCTGCGAACGATCAAGCCGAGGTACAGATCGTAAGCTTCGGGAATCTGCCCACGTACGACACGACGACGCACTCGCTCAGCGTGGGTGATACGTTGTTCGTGAGCGCGACCACGGCGGGCGCGCTCGTAAACACCGCGCCCACTGGCGAGTCGAATCTCATTCAGAACATTGGGCGCGTTGTGCGCGCGAGCTCGACCGAGGGTATCATTAAGGTCGGAGGGGCGGGGCGCTCAGCGGCTACGCCGAATCTCGACGACGGCAATATCTTCTTGGGCGACGCGAACAACCGAAGCGTCGCGACGGCTCTGAGCTCGATCGCGCTGAGCTCCCTCAACGACGACCTTTCGTATCAGCCTCTCGACGCGGGTCTAACCTCTATCGCGGGTCTCACGACGAGCGCCGATAAGATGATCTACGCGGACGGCGCGGACTCGTACGCGGTCGCAGATCTCACGGCGGCGGGTCGCGCGCTGATCGACGACGCAGACGCGAGCGCACAACGCACGACGCTCGGTCTCGTAATCGGGACAGACGTCGCACCAGTCGCGAGTCCCGCGTTTACGGGGGCGCCGACGGCGGACACCGCGACAGCGGGTACGAACACGACGCAACTCGCGACGACTGCATTCGTTACGAGCGCAGTCGCGGCGGGTGGTGGTGGAAGCACGAACCCAACGCTCGCGCTACAAGGAAACACGAGCTATACGGTCACCGCTGCGAACGCTCCAAATTTACACCTCTGGTACGGCGTCGAAAACACTAACACATTCACCGTGACGCTTCCGACGATCACGGACGTCTTGACGGGTACCGCGTCAAGCAACAACGGCGACCCCGCCGAGTCTTTCACTCTGTGGGTGGGTCGAGGATACGACGGCGACATTACGTTCTCGGCGGCGGACAAGATCGACGGACTCGGCGGGGATGATATCTCGCCGTATGTCTCCACATTCACCGTCGCGGCGGGAACGTGGGTTAAGGTCGTAGCATGGAAAGCCTCGGGAACTAACGGCAATTACTTAATCGAACGCTCACCTTACGGCGATCTTCAGCCGCTCGACGCGGGTCTCACGTCGATCGCGGGTCTCACCACAAGCGCCGATAAGATGATCTACGCGGACGGCGCGGACTCGTACGCGGTCGCAGATCTCACGGCGGCGGGTCGCGCGTTAATTGACGACGCAGACGCGAGCGCCCAACGCACGACGCTCGGCCTCGTAATCGGGACAGACGTCGCACCAGTCGCGAGCCCCGCGTTTACGGGGGCGCCGACGGCAGACACCGCGACAGCGGGTACGAACACGACGCAACTCGCGACGACTGCATTCGTTACGAGCGCAGTCGCGGCGGGTGGTAGCGGCTTATCGAACATCGTCGAGGACACGACGCCGCAACTCGGAGGCGCGTTAGACGTAAACGGCCAAACGATCAACTCCGTATCAAACGGTGATATTGAGATCGCGCCAAACGGCTCAGGCTCATTTATAATACGGGGTAATGCAACGAGCGGCAGCGGTCGCATCGTTTTGAACTGTGAGCAGAATAGCCACGGCATCACCCTCAAGGGGCCACCTCACAGCGCGGAGGCTGATTACACACTCACGCTCCCTGACGATGTGGGCACAGTCAATCAAGTATTACAGACCGATGGTAGCGGTGGGCTTGATTGGGTCGATCAATCCGGAGGCGGCGGCTTCACTTATAGCGCGGTGTCTACTGCCACGACTGCTCAAGCTGAGTATCATTACTCAGTGACAGGCACCACTACCATAACGCTACCCGCTGCCACGGACGTCACAGCGGGCCTAGAAGTCCGAGTCAAGAACATGGGAGCAGACACCGTAACCGTGAGTAGGAGCTCTACGGATACTATTGATGGTCAGACATCGATCGCGATGGCGGTCCAATACCAGGCGCTGAATTTCATTAGTAATGGCTCTAACGGTTGGGAGATCATCTAATGGCCTTTAAAGCGGCCGCGCAGATGAGGCCCGTATTCTGCATGCTAAATCTAAGCGCAGATGACACGCTAGCATCAGGTGATCCTGTTGGTTGGTCCGTTCAGGACGGCACATCAGGCCACGGCGTTGTAGTGTCTTCAGGTGTGATCGCTCTGCCGACAGGTCATCATTGGTTCGCGCAAGCTCAGATTATCCCCACCTCGATAACTACAGTGGGCCTAGATTGGTATGTCGATTCAGCGGCCTCAACTACATTTGCAGAGACGGGCGTTAATCTGATTAACTCGACAAGCGCAGGGTCTAACATGGTGGCTCACTGCTACCTTGATACAACCACCGCGTCAGTAGACCTAGAGCTGAGAGCTTCAGGGGGAGTCACGGTTGATGCTGATTTCTGCTTCGTTTTGCTCATCGGCTACCCCTCCTGAAAGAAGAGCTATTATGGCATATTTAGAACGCTCAGCGATGGTCAGAATTCACGCGATTACTAACAGCTCTACGGCTGTGTCCTCGGCCACGGTTCTCCCGGTGACGCCTCTGGCATACCCACACAATAGCAAGCGTCAAGAGGAGGGCCGCTTAGCTTTCACTCAGATAATGACCACGCGCCGAACAGGAGGGACTGACGGATACTTCTCCCATGTCGTCAAGACAGATGAGTATACCACTACGTCTTCGGGCGGCTTGCCGACCGACTACAGACCAGGAGGAGAGAGGCCACTTGGCGCGGGGAACGGCGTCGACTCAGGGGAGATGGGGTGTGCGCTGATTGAGAGCGCGAGCTCTTATGAGGTAGGGATTCAAACGCTCGACAGCGCCTATTACAACGAAAACGTAGTGGGTAGCTCGACGCTAGTGGAGGTGAGCTAATGTCATATCATCCAGCGGTGTACACGCCGAACAGCGAAAAGACAGTGTTCAAGACATTAGAGGGGGGTGTCAACTCATCTATCAGCGCGGGGGATAGAGTAGAGATTGATAGCTCTGGGTTTAGTCATGGGGGCATCACTGTAAACGGATCAGGTCAGCTTGTGATAGC